TGACCAAATTCTTGGTAAAAACGCTAAGAGACCTTTCTTACATGTTAGATATAGAGCTTCAGAAACTGAAGACAGAAGATATAAGACTTGGATTACTGGTTCTGCTGGTGGTGCTGCAACGTCGGATATCGATAACATGCAAGTAAACTTCTTGTCTGAGAGAGCTGTATGTACTTTAGGTGCAAACAACTTCTTCTTATTCCAAGACTAATAATTAAATATTAGGGGCGTAGCAATGCGCCCCTTTTTTAAAATCAAATTAAATTAAATCAAATGAAAAAAGAAATTCAAAGTCCCCAAGCGGGCACAGTAAAAGCTACACCAAGAAAATCTACAGCAAAATTTGTAGATAAACAATATAAACTTACAAGAGAAACAGCTCCTTTATCTTTGATATTAGCATCAAGGCATACTACAAGGTTTCCGCTGTTACATTTTGATGAGCAGACAGGTCTTAATAAACCTCTTAGATATGCAAGAAATCAAAACTCTCCTTTTCAAGATGAGCAAGATGATAACGCTATACTTGAACCTATTGTATTTGAAGATGGATTCTTACATGTTCCAAAAAACAATCAAGTCCTTCAAAAATTTATGGCCTTACATCCAGGAAATGGAAGAGTGTTTACAGAGGTAAATAAAGCGAAAGAAGCGGCAGAGCTTGTGGAAGATTTAAACTTAGAAGTTGATGCTTTAATTGAAGCTAGACAACTTACGGTTGAGCAAGTAGAAAATGTAGCTAGAGTATTATTTCAAAATGATGTTTCAAAAGTTACAACTGCAGAGCTTAGAAGAGATATATTAATATTTGCTAAACAAAACCCAGGTGGTTTTATGAATTTATTAAAAGATCCTGCGCTTAAATTTAACGCTACTATACAAAACATCTTAGACAAAAACTTAATTCAATTAAGAAACTCTAAAAAAGAAGTATGGTTTAACACAGCATCTAATAAAAAGAAAATGTGTAATATACCATACGGGGAAGACCCGTTGTTTATTATTGCTAGTTATTTTGAAAGCGATGATGGCTTAGAGTCGTATAAGCATCTAAAAGAGTTAGCAAAAAATTCGTAACTTAGTGCTTTGTTTAACCCATAAAATTTTAAAACATGGCAAAATATATAACTTTAGATACAGCAAGTGACGGTAATGTTCACATTAATACAGATTCAGTTTTATACGTAGAAACAGCAAGTTCAACTGCGGGTGAAATTTTTCTTACTAATGGAACTCACAAATTAACGGTTACTGGAACAGGTTTAACATCTGGATTCAGTGCAAACGTAAATGCTGCACTAGTAACCGCAGCAGAAACATCTTGGACTAACGCTGCAGTACCAGTTTCAAAGTCACCAGGCTTAGTCTTTACGAGCATAGCTCTAGGAACAATATAATAATTCCTTTTCTATAGACATGAAAGCACCCAATTTTAGGGTGCTTTTTTATTTTATGTATCTTTGTAAAAAGATTTTCAAATGATAAATTCAGTAAGAAATACTGTGCTTGCAATTATTAACAAAAATAACTATGGGTATGTTTCCCCTAGTGATTTTAATTTATTTGCTAAACAAGCGCAGTTGGATATTTTTGACGAATATTTTATAAGATACAATCAGCAAATTAATGAAGAAAATGCAAGAGTTTCAGGAACAGGATACGCTGATATTAAAAAAGGATATGAGGAAGTTATAGATACTTTTTCAGTGACTTCTTTTTTAACTCAAAAAACTCAAAACGTTTTTCTTTTACCATCAGCTGCAACTACAGGTTCCGATTATTATTTACTTAATAAAGTTCTTTGTTTTTCTGGTGGGGTTTTAAAAGGTGAAGCAGAAAAAGTTTCACATAGTAAAATTACCATGTTAAACAGTTCTCTTTTAACTTCTCCCTCAACAACATTTCCTGCTTACACACAAGAAGCTAGTGAAATAACTGTATTTCCAAATACTTTTAATGGATTAAATGATGTACAATCTCAATACATAAGGTATCCTAGAGACCCTAAATGGACGTATGTTACACTGTATGGAGGTGAACCATTGTTTGACCAAACGCAAAATGACTATCAAGATTTTGAATTGCCTATTGATGATTCAAATAATTTGGTAGCTAAAATATTGCAATATGCTGGTATATCGATAAGAGAAGCAGATGTTTTTCAATTTGGACAAGTAGAGGACCAACAACAAAATCAAACTAATCTATAATTATGGCATATATAAATCAAAGAAAATATTACACTAATGATGGTACAAATCCAGAGGATGCTAATTGGGGCTCATATCAATATGTAAGCTTGGAAAATGTTGTAAAAAACTTTCAGTTAATGTATGCAGGAAACCACGCTTTAGTAAATAATGTAAGCAGATTTAAAATTTTATTTCATGCTAAACGTGGTATTCAAGAATTAAACTATGATGCGTTCAAAGAAATTAAGGCTTTAGAATTAAAAGTATATGATGATTTAAAGTTTGTACTTCCTCCTGATTATGTAAACTGGGTAAAGCTTTATTTGTTTGAAGGTAATACTTTGAGAGAATTAACTGAAAATGTACAAGTTCAATCTGCAGTTTCTTTTATACAATCCGGTACTGCTTTGTTTACTTATGATGGAGATAACAATGCAACAGAAGTTGATTCTACTCTTGACACCTCAAGAACAAGTGGAAAATTAAATAGTATTTATTTAAATCAAAACAATGAAGCAGATGCTAATAATAATTGTATAGATTGTGATGACGACATATACAATTCTCGTATCGGAGCACGATATGGTTTAAACACTGAAACAGCTAACATAAACCCTACATTTACTATAGATAAAAAAGCTGGTGTTATTAATTTTGATTCAACCATGGCTAACAAGCAATGTGTTTTACAATACATATCTGATGGAATGGAAAATGGAGATGATTCTAAAATGAGTGTAAATAAATTATTTGAAGATTATATTTATGCTTATGTACAGTATGCTTTATTAAATAGTAAATTTGGAGTTCAGGAGTATATTGTTAATAGAGCTAGAAAAAACAAGCAAGCTTTATTGAGAAATGCAAAAATCAGATTAAGTAACATTCACCCTAGTAGACTGCTTATGAATATGAGAGGTGAAGATAAGTGGATAAAGTAAAATGGCAAACATTCAAAGAAATTTTATAAGTGGGCGAATGAATAAAAGCCTTGACGAAAGGCTTATACCTAACGGCGAGTACGTTGATGCTTTGAATGTAAGGCTTGGTTCTACTGAAGAATCAGAAATTGGTGCTGTTGAAAACTCTAAAGGTAACACTCCTTTAACTACCCTTCAATATGTTGATGGAACTCCATTAAGTTCTCAAGCTAGATGTATAGGAGCATTTGAAGATGGCGCAAACTTGGTTATATATTGGTTTGTTCATGACCCTGCTTTTACGCAAGGAGCTACTGGTAAACTAGATTTAATTGTTTCTTTTGATGTAGAAACTGGAGAGTTAATTTATCACGTTATAAGTATTGATAACGGAAATGGAATTGACACTACTTTAAATTTTAATCCAAACTTTCTTATTACAGGTGTTAATAAAATTGATAATTTATTATTTTTTACAGACAACACAAACCCTCCTCGAGTAATTAACATTAATAAAAATTATGGAGACCCCAGACCAGCGGTATTAACTGATGATTTTAATCAGGATGACATTCTTGTAATTAAAAAACCACCAACAAGCGCACCAACAATACAACCTTTTAATGTTACAGGAATAACAGATGCTTATTTAGAAGATAAGTTTATATGTTTTGGATATAGATATAAATACGAAAACAATGAGTTCTCTGCTATATCTCAGTTTTCAGAACCTTCTTTTACTCCAGGTCAATTTGATTTTAGTTCTAACAGTTATTTAAATGAGGGAATGGTAAATATTACTAATGCTTGTAATATTACATTTGATACTGGGAACTCAAAAGTTACAGATGTACAGGTAGTATTTAAAGAAGCCAACTCTGACACTATTAAAATTGTAGAAACATTTAATAAAAAAGAATATGGTTGGTTAAACAATTCACCTAGAACAATAGCTTTTACAAATAGAAAAATATTTTCTGTTTTACCCGACTCAGAAATATTCAGAACTTTTGATAATGTACCTCAGGTTGCTAAAGCGCAAACGTTAATGGGTAACAGACTGGTGTATGGTAATTATGTTGAAGGTTATGATTTTAAAACTGCGACTGGGTCGAAAGTTAATTTTGAATTTACAGCCACTACAAAATCAGAAGACATAAATTATACAACTGTTCCTGATAACTTAACACTTGGACAAACCTATACTATAGACTTTACACCTGCTACAGGTCACACTCAAAATGTTGATGACAGTGAAATAAGTATTGATTTTTCTTCTTTAGAAGCAAGGGTAAGCCCAATTACAGGAGCTCAAATTCCTAGTCAACTTGTAGCTGGAACAACAATAACTTTTACTTTTGGTATTGCTTATGGTGGTAACCACCCATCAACAGGAACGCCTGTGCCTGTGCCTCCAACAGAAATTTTCTTCTTGACGTGGAGTTATACATTAATAAAAAGTTATGCAACAATATATGCTTTAGCTACTGATACTGACTTCGAAGAAAAAATTGGAACAGCCACAAGTATTCAAACTGTAGCTAATGCAGGTAATGGTTCTACGTTGACAGATGTATTTAACCAGACAATACCTCAAGCTTTCGATTCTAATTATAACACATTAGTTCAAACAGGTAGAACTTCTGCAACTGCTGCTGCTCCTGCTAAAGGAGAGAAATTAGGCTTGAGTATAAATGGGCCATCTGCAAAAAGTATAGAGATACAGTTAAACGCAGCTATATATAATGTATCTGGGGTAAATCCTATGATAGCATATTGGAGATTTTCAAGCGCTGCAGTAACAGCTCAAACATCTCCTACAATAGAAAGCTTACATAGTAATAGAGGTTATGAAATAGGAATGGTTTATATGGATGATTTTAATAGAGCATCAACTGCTCAAGTAAGTCCATTAAATTCTGTAAACTTACCGTGTGGTCTTTCAGATAAAAGAAATTATATACAAGTTGATATACCAACCAATCAAATAGCCCCAATCTGGGCTACTAAGTATAAGTTTGTTATAAAGCCTACAGCAACTAATTATCAAACAATATATAGCAATATAGTTTATTCTGAGTCTGGAACAAACTCTAGTTATTTTTTATTAGACGGTGAAAATGCTGCTAAGGTAGAAGCGGGAGATAGTTTAATTGTGAAAGCAGATGCTGCTGGGATTAGAAATAGCTGTACAATTGCAACCGTATTAGAAAAAGAAAATCAAGCATCAGGATTTATTAAAATATTTGATGCTGCCGGTCAAGAAGTTGAGGTTTTTGGTGGAACGTACATGAAAATAAACGCCTCTAACTTTGTTGCTCAAGACGGCGCAGACGCTATAATAAACACCGGCCCATATAAATCAACAGCACAAGGAGCTCAAGATAGTTATCCTGTAGTTGCTTATCCATTTTTTACAGGAGTTAACGTGTCAGGAACCACAACAGCTTTTAATGTTTATGATGTTCCCGTGGGTACTAGAATACAAATGAGTTTTGAGTTTACAAGACAAGGAGTTCCAGAAGATGTGGATGCTGCCTGTTTAAGAAAAAATTATACTCTTACTAAAACTTTAACATCAACAAGGAATTACGCTAACATGAAAGAATGGTGGGAGGGAGATAATGTTGAACAAATTTTAAATGAAGGTATTGAAGATGTAGCTGATGATGCAAGTATATCTAATGACTATATTACCCCATCCAACACAAAAGCTACGCCTCCTTATGCTACTTCAATTACTTATACAGGAGTGTTGACTGGAGACCAGATTAAATCTGCAGCTTATTTTGGTAGCACTGCTACAGCCCCTAATCAAAAATTTTATTACAGACTATACGAAGATAGTAGCACCCAAGACCCTAGTGGTAATAATTTACTTTATTTATTGGTTTCAGGTTCAAGCTCATGCTACACTGGTGGGTCTAATAGAGACCATAGGAAATCAAGAGTAGAAGTAAACTTTACAGTGTTTAGAGCAGACTCTACTATGGTGTTTGAAACACAGCCAGAAGAAGCGTTGCCAGATGTTTGGTATGAAAACAATGAGTCGTTTGATATTAACGGTGATTTACATTTAGGTAATGTTCAAAACCAAACTAAAGATTCGTCAGGTGTTATAAATAAATCTGCTATAGTAAACACTGGATTTTTTAACTGTTATACTTTTGGGAATGGTGTAGAGAGTAACAAAATAAAAGATTCTATAAAAGGTAAGCAAGTAACTTTAGGAAATAGAATTTTCACAACCTCTAATGAAGAATACAAAGCGTCACATAGGTTTGCTGATTTGACATATAGTGGTGTGTTTAATGATGAGTCAAACATAAACAGACTTAATGAGTTCAACTTAGGGTTGTTAAATTTTAAAGCATTAGAAGAAACTTACGGAGATGTAGAGATATTGTTTGCTAGAGAAACAGATATACTTGTATTACAAGAAGATAAAATATCTTATGTTTTAGCTGGGAAAAACTTATTGTCTGATGCGACAGGTGGAGGAGCTGTTACTTCTGTTCCAGAGGTACTAGGAACTCAAATAGCAAGAATAGAGGATTATGGTATTAGTAATCATCCTGAAAGTTTTGCTGAGTTTGGTGCAAACAAATATTTTGCTGATGCTAAAAGAAACGTAGTTGTAAAATTAACGGGAAGTTCAGCTCAAAATGAAGTGTTAAGTATAATTTCTGGTGAAGGAATGAGAAGCTGGTTTAGAGATTTATTTGCTGAAGCTTCTGCTACGCAAAAACTAGGTGGTTATGACCCTTATATGCACGAATATGTTTTCACTTCTAATACAATTGTAAAACCTGAAACTGAACTATGTTTAGCGTGTGGTGTAACTAAAAACATTACAGTGGTTGCGGGACAAGAGTTTGTGTATTGTGTTGACATTGGAGAGGACGTTGGTCCTCCTACAAAATTATTTTTTGTAGAAATAGATTATGTTATACCATTTGAAAACTCTGATTTAATTGTAACGGAAGGAACAGAACAACAAGTGGTTAGCGAAACAGGTGTTGATATTGAAACTGAAGGACAAGTTACGGGAACAGGTTATACCATTCAAGCTATATATGATGGTGTTACATACACAACAGGTGTTGTATATCAGAGTGGAACCTTAAAGTTTCCAAAACCTAATCCTACGCCAACTGAAGTTGTGTTAATTGTGTCAACAGATTCATTGGTAAATGATACCATTCAAGTCACAGTAAAATGTCCTGAAGTAGAATTGTTTAGTGTGTATAGCGTAACTCTTACAGCAAATGCAAATGCAGGACAATTTATTCATACAGAATTTAATTGGACTAATAATACGGTTAGTTCTCCTACTCAATCTGATTTAGTTACATTTTTAGCTAGTCCAAACGACCCTATTGTTTCTCAGTATAGAGAACTAGAAGGACCTCAAGGCTCAAACATTATACCTCCAGATGGAGCTACTATTACTATGAGAAGTAATAAAATAAATTTTGATAATTATGTGTTTGACCCTACAGAAAATGAATTTAGATATTTAAGAACTGACGCTTTATATGAAAACAATTCAACTGATATTAATATTTTATTAGCAGCATCGGTTCAGGCAACTCCAATTAATACAACGGGTGCGCCTAGTTTATATACATCAGACTTTATATTGCCTGCAGGAGGTAATAAATTATATTTAATATATGATTTAAGAAACTCGATTGGTCAAGAATTATGTTATTCGCCATTAAGTTTCTTTGAGACATGTTGTGATTGTACTTTTTCACCAACACCAACACCGAGTCCAACGCCTACCCCTGCCCCAGCGCTACCAACTTATAATTATTTTATTGGTATTGATTGTGTTAATTTATCAGCGGTATATTTAAAAGCTGATACCTCTCTTGGAGTAGTGGTTGGGAATGAAGTTCAGTATTCAAGTGGAGGAGTGGTAGCAGGATGTGCTTCGTTATATGCAACGGGAGGCACAGGAACTAATGGTGAGATTACGATAGTGGTTTCAGGATGTGGAGATTCAAGATGTTCAGTATAAATGGTTAACTTTGTAAAATTGTAAATGGCAGCAACAACAGCAACATATTATTATAGCTCAGCAAGTTTTTCAACTGCTACTGCGTTATATTTAGATGCAGCGCTAAGTACGTTTGCTCCTGACGGATGGTATTCTGACCAGTCAATATATAGACAACAAGCTGCTGGAGTATTATTTGCAGAGACTTCGTGTCCTAATTGTTTGTCTCCATCACCTAGCCCTATACCAACGCCAGCGCCAACAGTAACACCTAGTCCTACGCCTAGCCCTAGCCCTACGCCTAGCCCTAGTCCTACTCCAGCCCCAGTTGTAACTTATGATTATAGAGAATATACTCAATGTAGTAGCACAAACACACAAGTATTTAGACTTGTATCTGGTGGAACATTCCCTAATGTACTTGTTTATAGTGGTGTATGTTGGGAAAACACAGGAGCAACTGCTTCAACTTCTTTAGTAGATGCAGCAGGATTGCCTTCATTTACTGACTGTGCTTCTTGTGTTACTCCTACACCATCACCAACACCTAGTCCAGTTCCTATACCAACGCCTGCGCCAGTGGCATCAACTCAAATATTCTCTACATATACTGTAGGAAATGGAGTTGGTAATTCAACAACTGCGTGTGCTGTACAAGCTACTAATAGTATGTATACATCAAGAGCTAATGTGGCTTCAATTCAAGTAGGTGATACTATTTATACAAACTCAGGATTAACTAATGTTTGGAATGGTGGATTAAACTTCTATGGTGTAACTAACGTAAACGGTCATTATCCAAATTTAGATGGTGGTTATGCTTTATTAATTAACTCTTTAGGGGTGGTTGACGCAAGAGTTAATTGTGCTCCAACTCCTGCTCCTGTAATACCAACTCCTGCTCCAATCGCAACTCAAGATGTTGAAATAAGACAATGTGGAACTACAAGCCCAACTTATTTAGTAAGAATTACAGGAACGTCTGGATATCTTAATTCAATGTCAATAGAGATAACTGGAGCAGCAGGTGGAGGAAACCCAGAATTTACAGGTGCAACTTGTTGGGAAATTATTGACCCAGCTGCATCTTCGTATAATTCTACTGTTACAGTTAACTCTGCGTATAGTAGTTGTGGTGGTTGTGCTCCAACTCCAATTTATGATTATGCAACTTATACTGAGTGTTACACTAGTACAACTCAAGTATTTAGAAAACTTACTACTACATCTAGCTGGCCTAACGTAGTAGAATATAATGTGAGCGGTAATGATTTATGTTTCAGTTATACTGCAACTACAACAGCAACATCAACAGTAAGTGTAGAACCTTTAACAAGTCACATTAATTGTTTTGATTGTGAAAGTGCTAATAGAAAATTTGTATCTGGATTTGCAGGTAATGGATTAAGTTCTGACACACTTGCGTGTGCCGCTTCAACTCCAGCATACATATTTACAAGTAGAGCTGATGTTGCGTTAATACAAACAGGCGATATAATGTATGCTAACTCATCATTATCTACACCATTTAATGGTGGTCTACAGTGGTATGGAGTTTCAAACGTTCAAGGTCAAGCGTTTTCAGATTACGCACTTTTAATACTATCAACTGGAGTAGTACAAGCAATAGTAAATTGTTCTGTTACACCAACGCCTGCGCCAGTTCCTACGCCAGCTCCAGTAGCAACGCAAGATATTAGAATTAGAAGTTGTGTAGATTCAAGTGAGTATAATGTAACTGTAGTAGGTTCAAGTGGATTGCCAAACAATTTCCAAATTCAAATTAGTGGAGGTGGAGGTAGT